TCTTAATATCTGAACCACCCGGAAGTCCACCAGCACGCACAAAATAAGAATCTTGTTTAACTGACTCTTTCGGGTCAATTGACAATAACACGGACTCATACGGCATTCCGTCCGCATGAGGGTGTGTATCTTCTACTTGCTGCTTAGTGGCAGGCGCCGGATCACTTGCGTCATAATCGAAACTCAACATAACCTTACCAGTCTGGCCATTAGTCGCATAAGCGCTGACCTGAGGGCGGTAATAGAACTCGAGACCGAGGATTCGGTACTTTTCAAAAAGATTGGCCTCTTGCGAGAGCCAAGGAAAGGTAGAAGCCTGACCAGGATTAAGAGAAAATTGCGTAGTTGCAAAGGTAGTACTACCAGCAATATCAGCAATATACTCATCTTCCACTTCAACACGACCTCTCCGACCGCGAGCAGAAGCTCCAGAAGGAAAGAACGTGGACAATTTTGGGTTCTTTGCTAATTTGAAGAACCTAGATAAGGGACCGATCGTATCAGTACTCGTAGGTACCGTGGACTTTGGTCTAGCCATTTTGGCATTTCGGGACTTGTGAGGCATTGGTTTGGTATTGGATTCCGCAAACCATAGCGGGACTATTCATCTCTATCAAACCGAAAAGTATGAAACCAATCGGGAGTTCCGTGTAGTCTCTCGGCATTTTAGCCACATAGTGACATTTAGCACGTAATTCTTTACATCTTTACCAGAGAAGGTAGAGAAAACGTTTTGGACTATTACTGATAGAAACCCAATGGGCAGTTTTACGACATGCTCGGGTCGACCCCTTCAATCTACAATCCAGCCACAGCGTAAAACTCATCCACACCTATTAGAGGTGTTGTTGCATGTACATCTACGGCCTTATATTCATAATGAATTAGACCATAAGATCCCTTATGCATCACTGGATAAGTATGACGATATAGGACTCGGTCAGATCGACCTTTATAAGGAAAGATCGGGGCGAGAGGAGGGCAAGGTGATTTCTTAGTAGTGAAACATCGGGCATTCCAATAATCACAAATACCACGGAGAGACATAGGATGAAGTTGATGACCAAATTTTGTTTTTATAAATTTTGGTGCATAATTAGAACAGGAATTTCCTGTTTGAACCTGTCCGGTGGCACGGAATGCATAAGCAATACGTGCGACCCAAGGATCTTCATCGAATAACTCTTCAAAATCACGGGGAACATACTCTCCAATCACCAGTCTGGGATTCAAGACCGTACCAGCAAATTTCGCGAGAGGAACTGAAAATCCTTCACGAGAAAACAGCTGTAACTCAGGGCTTGAAACAAACTGTGAAGCCATTCGTCTCTGCACACGGGAGAGGTTTTTAACCCAATCCTCTGGTGCAAATGAAGGATCTAAACCGAAACCACCAAGGTGGCTCGGAAGATACCAACAAGGACGGAAATATTTGCCAAAACAACGATTCTCAAATCTGGACAAACACTGAGGAACGCAACATGCGGACCAAGGTAAGTTCAAAATCATCCTATTCAGGTCGCGAGCGGCCAAAAGGGGAGTAGAATCGGATTCACCACCTTTGAGGGAGATGCCAGTTATCACCTTCTGTGAAAGATAAGTTCTCTTAACCATTCTTCGAGCGCCTTTAAAAGAGCGTTCAATAAAAGTTTGAGAATTCATCATACAGAAATATGGTGATAGATAGTGTTTTCCAACACTAATCTTAAAACCGGCATCAACACAGCATGGTAAAAAGTATTTGTCATGAAAGGCTCTGGTACACTTAAACAGCATATCATCGCCATTGACTAATACGTTTCGACGCATAATCTCTGCCAAACGAATAGTGTCTCTCCTATCCTTGGGAGAAACATCTTCAACCCAACGGTCAATCGCCGTCCAGTAGACTGCTAAGTTTATCAAACAAAGCAGTGGAAAGGACAACGGATGACCCATTAACTGACCCTCAACTATGCGAACGGAAGAACCGTCAGGATAGTGAGCCATACCACTAAGTAGAGAGGAATAGCC